TTGTAGCTTTCCCCCGAAGTAGTGCTGGCTTTTGGCAGACTTCTAAATCTACTACTGATTCAAATGCCACAAATCCTGACGGATCAACTCCCGCATATCACAATATTAACACTACTGAAAATGTAAATACTTTTGATGCTACTTCTGCTAATTCTGACACTTTAACATTCTCAGTATTTATAAAGGAAAGACCGGGATCTACAGATCACCAATTAAATTGTGAGATATTTAAACAAATAAATAACCCAGCAAATAATAATGCCTTCGGTTTTGTTAATTTAGGTATTTGTGCAAGGTTTAATGTAAATACAGGTGAATTTGTAGCAGTAACTGAAAGCAACAATGACAGAGATGTCACCAATTTCGTCAAAGAAGAATATCCTAACGGTTGGTATCGTATTGGGTTTACTGTTAAAAATAAACATATAGGAGAGGGAAGTACAGGTCAGCCTGCACCTAATAATTTTGATGGTGTTGCTAATACAAATCCAAACTTTACATCTACTGCAAGATTTGATTTTCAGAACACCACCGCTTATCTTTGGGGACCACAGGTAGAAAAAGGAAATGTAATGACTTCTTACATCCCAACGAATACCACTCAAGTCACAAGAAGCCCAGACCTAGCATCAATAGAGGGTGATAATTTTGGTACGTATAGGACTAACCTAATTACCAACACTTCATTTAGAAAAAACTATGATGGATGGCTGAATAACAACACTACCACACTTGAACCATATGCAGCAGCTTCGCCTTTTGGTACATATGATGCGGGTAAACTAATAGCTACTGGTGGTAATAATAGTCAGCATCAGTTTAGGCAAAACCTGACTTTTGAACCATCAGTAAAATATAATGCTTCAGTTTATGTTAAAGCTGGAAGTCATAAAATCGGTAGGTTAGGTCTTACATGGAACGATGGAATGTCTAATACTTTTAATGTACTTAGTTTTAATCTAAATGAAGGATATGTAGATTCCAATAATAGACCTAATCAAGGTTTTACTACAGGTACTATTACCAGTAGTTCTGTAACTCCTGTAGGTAATGGTTGGTTTAGAGTACAAATGGTTTCAGCAACTACAGCTTCTACAATAGCTAGTGCTAACGTAGCTATATCATTTTTAGATAATAGTGGTGGTGCTAATTTTACAGCTAATGATGAGAACTTTTTTGTTTGGGGACTACAGGTTGTAAAAGCTGATACAAATTCAGAGTTTATCCCTTCAACAGATACATTCGACAACAGGCAAGCAAATGCCACGTATGTAGATGGTAATGGGATTATTAAGACTTCTTATGCAAATCTTTTTTTAAATAGTGAAGATTTTAGTCAATGGACAAAAGGTGGTACTACTGTAAACTCAAATTTTGCTATAGCTCCTGATGGAACTCAAACAGCGGATAAAATAACAATAGACAATGTACCAGCAAGTAATACACTTTTACGTCAAACAGTCGCACATGTAATTAACGACACTTACACGTTTTCTGTATGGATTAAAAGTTCTGGAAGTGGTAGTAAATTTAATATGTATGCTACTGCAAGCAATCCTGATGCTAACCTACATACAAATCTTGGTATTGATGCTACTGTCGGCGTAACTGCACCAGATGAGTGGACAAGATATTCAATAACTTATACAGCGGCTGCAACAGGTAACTATAGTGTTGGTTTTAACAATGGTCCTAACGGTCCTGATGATTATGTATCAGAGTTTTTAGTTTGGGGTGCACAGCTTGTAAGAGGCAGCGATCAACCAGAAGACTACTATAAAACAACAGACACAATTAGCGGTCCTCCTAGATACAGCCATGATTCAGAGACATTAAGTCCTACTGGTTTATATCTTGAACCGGAAGCTACGAACATAAGTGCACCTAATGTATTTCATTTTCCGGAGGATATTGGTGTAAGAATACATTACAACACTATAGCAGAACAAAAAGCTGGGCAAAATACTGACGGTGTAGTAGGTCCAGATGGTACAGCAATTGGTGTAGGTAGAATGTTTTTTACAGGAACTGAAACAGATCCAAGTACGGATGCTTATGTTTCTGCACGAGATAATACTCCCGGAGCTCAGGTACAAACTACTTTTCCTAACGATAACAGTTATATTTATACATCCTCAGTTTTTATAAAACCCGGATTAGAAACAGAATGGAAACTACGTGCACACTCTACTTATGCTTCTGCCAGTGCACAAGGAACAGGAGAGAATATTCAATGTAGATACCTTTTAACTGGAAATGGAACTGTATCTGGCTTAGACTCTGATGCTATTGATGCTACTGTTCAAAAATACCCGAATGGGTGGTACAGGTGTTCAATCACATATTATAGAAATAATACAGCTCCGGTAAGTACAGTCCAAGCTGTACGAATCTATGCTGATTCTTATAGTAACTATAATGTAAATAGTGAAACTGGAACTATTGGATGGTTCTGGGGACCACAGGTAGAAACAGGTTTAATAGCAACTTCCTACATTCCAACATCGGGTAGAGAAGTAACAAGAAACGCCGACATTTTTACCTCAACAGCTACAGAAGTATTAGACAGAGCTAACGGTACAAAACCAGCGTTTTATAAGAAAGGAAATAAAGTTGATAACAGTGGTATATCATTTTATACTGAAGCAAAATATAATGCTAGTTCTCATACCAACATTGCTAATTTTTCTAGAATTTTACAGTTAAAAAGAGATAATGATCTTGTGTTAGGAGTTTATAAACATAATAACCAAATACAAGTAATTGGTTCAAATCCTACGGAAGCTCCTCTTTTTACACAAAGAGGTTTCAACTTAGGTTCAGGTGATTTACAAATAGGAGTACGGTACGCTGAAGATGATTCGAGAGTATACCTGAACTTTAATAAATCTTTCAGTAACAGACAAGGCAGTTTAGATGGGGATGTTCATACAGAAAAACCTACCGATTTATATATTGGTAATAATGGAAGTTCTGGTGGATTTATGAACGGAACAATAAAACGTTTAACCTTTTGGAAAACACCATTTACTGACAGCAAACTAGATAAATTTACATCTTAAAACTATGGAAGAAGAATTTGAAATTGAAAGCGTCCCAACGTATGGTCCATACTTTAAATGGGCCGACGAAGCAGCATGGATAACAGCAGCTAAAAAAGCTGGGTTTTACAAAACAGTTACCGAATTAGATGACGAAGGTAAAGAAACTACATCAGAAGTATTAGACGCTTATACTCACGAACATTCAATAGATGTAGTAGGTGTTATTTATAAAGGTGGTGAGTGGGACGACGAAGGTAAAGAAATAGAAGCACCAATTAAACAGGATGGGTTCCACGTTAACTACTTAGGCCCACTTCCTACAGACTGGGATAAACAAGCAGTCTATCCTAAAACTCCCGCTAGAGTCTTTGCCTAGTGCATTAACTCTTCCCACCCTAGCCTTACCACCAGCTCAGATATATCAAACACCTTCATTAGATCAACCAGTAGCAGATATACCATCTTACACTCCTTTAGTTGTACCTCCTAGTGATTTAGAGTCACCTAAAGGGGTTAAGTCTAAAACTGAAGAAAAGACTGAGCAACCAGTTACACCAAAGATTGATATACCTTACTTTAACTTTCAAGTACCGTTACCGACTACTGAAGTAGTAATGGCTGCAACTTATGCAGCGGTATCAGCAGTAGCTGTAACTACGTTTGCTCAACCTTTTTTTAACACGATTAAGAAAAAACTACAAAAAACAATACAAGGAAAAGTAGATAAATGGAAACTAAACCGGCAGAAAAAAAAGGACTCTTTACAAAACTCAAAGAAAACATAGACGACCATGAAGAGCAGATGCAAATACTAGGTGCAATGGTGCGTCTAGGTGTTGTGATCTGGTCAGGTTTTATTATTACATTAAACTATGTTGAATTACCTATGGTTAAGAAGTCAAATACTTCAGCTGATATCACGTTCGTAGCTTCGGTGTTTACTGGGGCACTTGCGACTTTTGGACTAACTACAGGTAACGGTAAAAAAGAAAAAGAAAAACCAAAGACATGAATAAATGGATAATACTCTTAGCCCTGTTATCACCCAGCATT